TTGGTTTACGTGCAGAGCCTAGGTTATTCTATCATGACGAGCTTGCTTATACGTGTCATCCAGATGATGCCGACCAGGTAGGTAGGATACTACAAGAATCGTTTAAAGAAGCACCGAAGTGGTTTAATATAGACTGCATGGACGGTGGCAATTATGTGAAAGGAAATACTTATGCAGACATCCATTGAACTAGATACTATATCTACTGATTCGCTTATACTAGTAGATGCAGACTCAATATACTTTAGAGCTGCTTGTGTATCTAGTAAGAAGAATGATATACGAAAAAGTATAGATCATACTATGTCAGAGATTGAGGCAACTTGTATGATGGGTAAACTACGAGTAGCTGTTAAAGGTAAGGGTAATTTTAGAAAAGATCTATACCCTGAGTACAAAGCTAATCGTAAAGAATTAGATGATGAGCTACGTAAGTCTTTAGCTTACGGCCATGAGCATATGATATCATACTATGATGCGTTCAAAGCAGATGGTATGGAAGCAGATGACTTAGTAGCTATATGGGCTTATGAAGCTAGAGAATTAGAAAAACCTTACTTTATAGTAGGTATAGATAAGGATCTACTTCAAATACCAGGCAATCATTACAACTTCAACAAGAAAATACATAGGTTTGTTGATGATGATGAGGCTAATCTTAACTTAAACTTACAGTGTTTAGTAGGTGACAACTCAGATAACATTCCAGGTATTAAAGGTGTTGGACCAGTCAAGGCTGCTAAGATTCTTGAAAATGTACCGATGGATAAGCGTCAAGATAGAGTTGAACAAGAGTGGAAGTATCACAATGCAGGTTATCCTGATGTGAGCCGACGCCTACTAACTATGCTAAAATCATGGAAGGAATATGAAGAAATTAGACAACACATTCAAGATGAAGCCGCTGTCAGCGAACAAGATGTTCGGAGCAAGGGGCAAGAGGACATTCAAGAGTCCTGAATATGTTACGTATCAGAACGAGATACGTGATGACCTAATGGGAACTGATTGGCCGTTTGATGTCGATCAGGTCTCATTCACTGTAAATGCTGGCTTATCTAATAGAGGAGCTGACATTGATAACGTAATAAAACCTATCTTAGATACGTATCAAGGTATCTTTGAAAAGTTTAATGATAACAAGGTATACTATGTCGAACTACACAAAGAAATCGTTAGCAAAGGAGAAGAGTTTCTCAGAATTAGAGTTACCCCCTATAGCGGAGCTTGAAGAATACGAGAACACTAAACAAAAGAAACAAAAGAGGATGCGTAACAAACTTGATGCGTCTAAACAAAGACGTATAAGAAGGTTACATAGAGAAGAAAGATGGAATTGAATGGCTTATATACAGACAGCATGTCCGCACTGCAACTCATCGGATGCTTATACTATATACGATGACGGAGCTTACTGCTTCTCATGCCAATACACAAGCAAACAGAAAGAAGAACATATGGAAATAGAAGAAGATAGTGAATCATCATTCACATTCATTGAAGATATAGCTACATATAAGAGCTACCCAATATCTTCACGTAAGATATCACAGCATGTGGTAGATTACTTTAACGTAAAGATGTCAGTTAATTCTGATGGTAAGCCTGCTTCACACTTCTATCCTTATACTAAGGACGGTGAAGTAGTTGCTTACAAAGAAAGAATACTACCTAAAGATTTCCGTACACACGGAGACTTTAAGAAGACAGAGCTATTCGGTCAAGCTCAAGCAGTAGGCACAAAAACTCTTGTGATAACTGAAGGTGAGCTAGATTGTATGGCAGTAGCTGAAGCATTCAAGTCTCACTACAAAGATAGGATATTCCCTGTAGTTTCATTGCCGTCTGCAACAGGCACACGTGCTCTGCTTGACCAGAGAGAATGGGTAAATCAATTCGAATCAGTGATACTAATGTTAGATAATGATGAGGCTGGTAAGAAATCACTCGAGCTATGCGCTAAGATCATAGGTGCAGGCAAGGTTAAGATTGCTGCCCTCAAGGGTAAAGATCCATGTGAAGTTCTACAATCTCAAGGCCCTAACGCCATACTACGGGCCATCTGGGATGCACAGACATGGTCTCCTGCAGGCATAGTAGTAGGTGAGGATATATGGAGTGAGTTCAAGGCAAGACAAAGTACAGAATCGATACCATATCCTGCTTGTCTTGATGGACTCAATGAGAAACTAAAGGGCATACGCCATGGTGAAATTACTTTGTTCACTTCAGGCACTGGCTCTGGTAAGTCAACTGTTATTAAAGAAATCGTACTTGATCTGCTTGATAAGACAACAGATAAGATAGGACTTATATCACTTGAAGAATCTGTAGGTGATACCGCAGAGAAATTCATATCAATGGAGCTACGAAGATCTGTCATGGATACTACTAATCTTGAAGACAAAGAGATTAGAAAAGGATTTGATAAGGTATTCGGAGATGAAAGGCTTGTGCTGCTAGATCATCAAGGTTCTGTTGGCGACTCAAGTCTCATTGATAAGATAGAGTACATGGCTCTAATGGGATGTAAGTATCTCGTGCTTGATCATATAACTATTGCTGTATCAGAGGGTACAGAAGGATTATCAGGCAACGAAGCTATAGACAAGATGATGTCTGATCTACTTAAGGTAGTAAAGAAACATAACGTATGGCTCGGCTTAATCTCTCATCTACGTAAAGCACAAGGTGGTACTAAGAGTTTCGAAGAAGGTAAGCTTGCTTCAATTGATGACATCAAAGGCTCAGGTTCTATTAAACAAATATCATTTGATATTATTAGCTTTGCTAGAAATTTAGTAGCAGATGATGTTGGTGAACGTAACACGATAACCTTTAGAGTATTAAAGTCTAGGTTTACAGGTCTAACAGGTAATGCTGGTGCTGCAACTTATGATATCAATACTACAAGACTATCTAAAGTAGGAGACTTTAACTTTGAACCAGCACAGATATGATAAAGCATACATGAAGGTAGCTCATATATTTGGTGAGCTATCTTTTGATACAAAGCATAGAGTAGGAAGTATCATAGTACGTGACGGTCAGGTACTTTCTCAAGGATGGAATGGCATGCCAGCAGGCATGGACAACATGACAAGGAACTCATTCCAAGAAACTAAACTAGAAGTAATCCACTCAGAAGCTAACGCACTAATGAAGTTAGCAAAGACAGGTGGTGGCTCTCATGGAGCAACTATATATACTACACACTCACCCTGTATGGAGTGTTCTAAACTTATACTACAATCAGGAATTATTAGAGTAGTATACAACGAGATGTATGATAGCTACGCGCTACAATTTTTAAAAGAAAGAGGACTTGCCGTTGAAACCAATAGATCAGGTGACGGAGTACTTAATAGATAAGGTCAGTAAGATAAATGTTAATAATCCTAAGGCTAACTCTGGAGGTGTACTCTTAAAGTTACACAAAACTTATAAAGAAGATATGAATTTGTTTGTTAACACAGCATTACAAACTATTCAAATATTGTTTACAAAAGATACAAGTGATAGTCCAGCAGGAACGTCACCATTAACTAACACATCATTTAAAATAGGTCAGCATATTCACCGTCTTCTTAGAAGAGATCCTGTTCCATGGTCTATGGAACTAAGATTAGGTGACTTGTTTGTTGAAGCGTTCTACAACTGTGGATATGTAGACTTGTACTATCCAAGAATAAGAGACAGCAGCCACATAATGTCTGCTACCCCTAAGTGGATTGAACTAGCTGACTTACATGAGGCAACTACAAGAATAAATCTAACTGCTACCATTACTACTATACCAAAATCAATTCATAGTATGGTGCAAAGAGATAGGCATTTAGTTATAAAGAATAAACTTAAAGATGATAAGCTAGACTTAAAACAACCTTACGTAACTGCAATGAACAAGCTGCAGCAAACTGGTTGGCGTATCAACAGAAGAATTTATGAAGCCTTAACAAGTAACAAGTCAACGTTCTTAAGAGAAGAACCTTATAAAAGTAATGACGCAAAAGAAATGAAGCGGCGTAGTAAAACTATGGAATGGAAATTCATTATGTCTAAAGCTAAGCTATTAGAAAATGAAGATGTATTCTATCAGTACGTAGACGCTGACTACAGAGGTAGAGTATACTACATAGAACCTTTCTTAAACTTTCAAGGCTCTGACTTATCAAGAGGTATGTTAAAGTTTGCACGTGGTAAACCAATGACAGACGATGGGTTATTCTGGCTAGCAGTACACACTGCTGTTAGTTATAATGAGAGCTACAAGATAGATGACATGCCTGAGTGGGTTGAGCAAGACTATAAAGCTTATCTTAAGTCAGAAGAATTAGATGATATCTCAGTAGATAAGATGACACTTGAGGACCGCGTCAACTGGGTAAACAATAACATGGATTGGATAGTAGACTTAGGACGTACTGCTTCTTTTGTACCATGCGAAAAGACGGTATCATTTCTTGCTTGCTGTATTGAATGGTATGACTATCATGAAGCTAAGAAAGATCATCGATTACATATGACTCACTTACCTATACCAATTGATGGTAGCAATAATGGTTGGCAGCATCTTGGTTCTATATCTAAAGATGAGCAGACAGGAGATCTTGTAGGATTAATTCCAATAGAAATACCCAAAGATTTCTACGTACAGACAGCTAAAGAATTAATACTATTAACTAAAGATGAGCGCCTATGTTCTATACTAAGCTCAATGCCTATGAAACATATACGTAAAGGTATCACAAAGAGAGGCTCGATGACTCGTGCTTACTCTGCAGGTGCAGGTAAGATAGCAGAGAATATGTTCTTTGATTGTAAAGCAGAGGACTATCATACAACTTATGATATAACTCAAGATGATTGTAACAAGTTTGCAAAGATTCTTATCAAAGCAATAGACAAGGTATGCCCTGGTCCACTAAATACTATGGCATACTTACAACAGATCGCTTCATTTGAAATAGGTAAGTACAAGAAGTTTTCTCCTGATGGAGAGTTAGCCGGCAAAGAATATAAAGATGCTGTAACTAAACAAAAGGAATTGTATATAAAGAAAGATAAAACAGATGAAGAACTAGAGGAACTTAACGACTTAGTTAAGTTTATGAATACGTATGAATCAAGAAGAGTATACGGTAACGGTTCAGATAAACTATGTTGGACTACTCCATCTGGTTTTCCTGTAGAGTATATAAACTTTCAGATGCAAAGGCGTAAAGCAAAGGGTACTATCAGCGGGTACACAACTTATAATAAACGAGGAGCAGTGCAGCACTGTGCACAGGTAGCAACTAAACTACCTGATATACGAGGATTCATGACAGGAATCTCACCAAACTTTGTACACTCAATGGACGCTAGTCATATGGCACTAGTAGTTAGCGATTGGAACGGAGACTTTGGTGCAGTGCATGATAGCTTCTCAACTCATGCGTGTGATGTCGAGTTACTGCTCGCGCATACGAAAAGAAAATTCATAGATATGTATGATGTAGATAACTTCTACAACTACATTGAAGAAGAAATAATAACAGACAAAGAAGGTCTCGATGTAGATCAACCGGAAATAGGATGCTTAAGTATAGATAGTATTGAAGACTCGGATTATTTCTTTGCATAAGGAGGTAAATCAATGGCACTAAAACGTAGTGTAAACTATATAGCTTTAAGAGGTGGTCCAGTAGACGACATGGAGTTATACGATGAGCATAAAGATGATGGCTTACTAGAAGAATATCTATATACTCATAAGTTAAATGAGTGGATGCTCGGTAAAGTTAAACAAGAAAACATGGATGCTGGTATGAGTGTTGAAGATGCTGAGTCTTCAAGGCTAGCAGCACTAAAGAATATAAAAGAACTGTATGCTAAGAATGGTATGCTAGACTTAATGAAACAGTCTTAATAAAAAACCCCAATAGATTTCCGTTTGGATTTCTATTGGGGTATTTTTTTATGGTGCGGCGTATTGCAGTGCAATCCACTTTCCGTTAGGAAGTCTGGCACCTGTACCATACTCTGGACCTTCTGGTCCTTGTGCGTTAGGATTTTTTAACTTATCTTGTTTAAGTTTATTATCAGGATTAACAATAGCAGAAAGCAAAACATCTTTTTGTTTTTTAGTTTTAGTTGCCATCTCTTGAGATCTCTGTAAGAAGTCTATATTCTCTAATGTGCCTGCCTTCTCAGCTCCAAGCATATTATAGAAAGTATCTACAAAAGCTTTGAGTTGTCTTACATTTACACTAGGATCTTCTCTTACTCCACCTTTAGATTGTTTATGCATAGTGTTAATATTGTAACCGACTTTCATCATTGCATTTTTAAAATCGTTAAGCACAGTATCATAAGCTTGTTTTCTTTTAACAGGATCTGTTCTATCATAGCCAGCTCTAGTATATAGACTGGATATTAATGATTTTAAATTCTTATGTTCAAGTTCTCCTGCCATATTAAAGTCAGGCCTAAGTACATGAAGCATGTAAGCACTCTCCATCTTACCTACTATTTCATTTGGATTTTGTTTAATCCGTTCGTTGATTTGTTTATTCCAACCAGTAATAGTTTTCTGTAAAGAATCTTTAGTAGCTTGTATGTAGCTCCAATCTCTTGATGCATCAACCCAGTTGTTATTAACTTCTTCTAGTACAGACCAGTAGTTAGCGGCAGTACCTTTAAACGCATCGTAAATAGAGTACATGTAAGGGTTACTTCCACTAGCATTGCTAATGTTATTCCAAGATTTCCCAGTAAAAGTTTTTATAACTGTCGCAGCATCAAGCGCTTGAATAGGTCCAGGTAACGATCCACCCCAAGCCCAATCACCAGGCACAGCTACTCCACCCTTCATTCTGTATGCAGCAGCAGTAGAGCTAGACGCGTACTGTGCAGCCTTCCTTGTCTGTCTACCAGACGGTAAGTCAGGCCTTGCCATTGCATAACTATCTTTTTGAGCTGCATCATAGCCATGTGAAACATCTTTACCAAACTCTAGAATTTGAGTTGGCCCCATGATACGCATTGGTTCATCCATTGCAGCAAACATAGCAGCTGAACCTCTCATGAGAGCACGAGAAGTAATACCATCTTCAGACATAACATCAATCAAATGAGTTTTATACTTATCATTAATGATTTTAGAAGCAGCTTCTAATCCTGAGAAAACCATATCACCTTTGACTGAAGTAAAATTATCTTTATCGTTTTGTTTACTAGAAATCCAATCAACAGAATCTTGATACGATTGCCTGTCTCCTACCTGCTCTTCAGTTAAACCTATAGCTTCTGCATTAGCAATCTCCCATTGGTTAGTAGTATACTGTAATTCAATTGCGTCCATAAAGTTAACCCAAAAACTTTCTAACTCCTTACCATAACCATAAGTCATGGTTGTGCCTTTGTGTAATTGCTTATCTCCAAACACAACGCCTGCTATATTTGTTAAATGAGTAGAAGCAATATCTTTTTTATTCTTATCAGTCTCGTCTTCCATTTTAAATTCAAGACCTGAATCATGTAATGATGCAGTCGAAGTCTGTACAAGAATATCTCTTACATCTCCTTCATCTAATAGAGATTGAGTGTTAACTCTTAGAACACCAGTTCTTTGAGCAACTTTTAAGTCTCCCATTTGTATAGAGTTAGATGCTATACCATTTGTCATACCATCTATATGAAAATTAAAAGATGTATTAAAGATATGACCTCTACTCTTATCGTAGTTTAATCCTATTCCTCTGAAGTCGTTAGTTCCTTTACCTTTCATTGATGGGTTATTCATTTTAGCTTGGTAGTATCTTTGAAAATCAAGTACACCATCTATCCAAGGTATAACCTCTTGCCCTTGATCCATTAATATTTCTATTAAATCAGCGTCAGCCTCTGGATCTAAAGTAAGATTTGATTTAGCAGCTTCAATTAAAGCAGGATCTATTTCATTTAATGCTTGCTTACTTTCTATAGCTTCTAATAGTTTATCATACGTTGCATCGTCTAATGTCATAGCAGCATTTAATCTATCAGCATAGCCTAGTAATACAGACTCGTGTGCTTCCAATGCAGCTTCTCTAGCAGCTTCAAGTTTTCTACCTGCACCAGGAACTAAATGCATAGCATACATCTGTCGTAAAGCTCTTTCTCTAAGCCTAGTATTTATCATATCAGGAGTAACGGCTCTTGTTACAGCTCTAATAAACTTAGATGTAGTAGGATTAAAGTATGTCTGTTGAGGTAAAATCCTTTGGTTAAATCCTAGACTTGAGTACGTTAAGTAGTTTGCTTGATTCCTACCTTCAACACCTGCAAGAACTTCTTGAGCTAAAGAAGTCTTCTGTTGTAACTGAATCTTCAAAGATGTATATGGGTTAGCACTTTTAACAGGCGCAGGAAATTTTTCTGCAATCTCTTCATTGGTTGCTGCAGGATTTTCTTCCATATAGTTTGCAATACTTTCTTTCCATTCTACATCTATTTTTCTGTTTGCGTCTTCATCAAGACGTTGTTCAGTATCGTACTCTATTACTTTACTTTTTCCTATACCAATTCCTTCTGCTTTCCAGGCTGTAGACGCATTAGTGTTTAGTGTCTCATCTGATAACGCAGAAGTAATAAACATACTTACTCCTATCTTTAATCTTCTACGATCAACAGCATGCGCTACGTTAGAAGCATTAGTCATTGCTTTATCTAACTGCCTACCAACGAATAAAGATTTTATTTTACCTAATACTCTTTTAGTAAAGTTTCTTTTATCTCCAACCATGTTACCACCAGACTGTCTTAAAGTCTCTTGCATGGCTTC